AAGACAACTTCAACAAGAAGATATTGTCGTTAGTGTTGTCAGTGATATCAAAGATGATGAAGTTGTAAGATGACAATGGGAAACCATCAATGATTGGGTTTTCAATGTCATTTGTGTGTACGTTGTCAAAAGCAGGGTTCAACACAAACTTCACGTTTGCCAAGAATGGGATAACGTAAGAAGTGTATGCAAAACCAAATCCGAGATCCATGCCCTTACCAGTGATAGCACCGATACCAGCATTATCAGCAGCTTGGATTACAAGACCTGAGTTAACTGCCTCTTTCTTGATAGCTTCGTTAACCATTCTCATACCACCCATACCAGTTTGTACAATCAGTTGACGCTTAGGATCTGGACCCTTGAACTCAACCTTACCAGCATAGAAGTTGTAGATTTCAGAACGGAACAAATCAAGGTTGAAACCAGACTTGTTGTACACGCGCTTGAATGAGTTATCAAGCTGCTTCCAAAGACCCACAGACAATCTTACATCATCTGGACCATCCTGACGAACTCTACCACCTTGTCCCCACATCAAGTAGGTTTCAATGTCGCTTGCTACTTTGGTCAAGTGAGCAGCTTCCATTGTGGTCAAGAAGGTACGAGAAAGGTTACCATTTGACATTGCCTTTTTAACATACTCCTTACCCATACGGCTAACCATGTTCTCAAGGTTAGTGATAGAAGGATCCATGTTTTGGTCAAAGTTTCTCCAGATTTCAGTTACAGGTACAGTACCATCTGCATTCATACCACCCTTGATCATAAGATCAGCGCGAGATGAAATAGAGTAGTGTACGTGAGCTTCAGCACCACCTACAAAGTTGTAGAATTCACGGAAGCCTGACTGGATCTGAATATCAGAGAATCTCTCACCATACTCTCCGCGGGCAGAACCCTTACGGAATACTTTAGTACCAGAAGCAAGATACTTGTTATCCAAGAACTTAGTGCTGTCATTGTTTACAAGTTGTACAGTGTAAACAAAACCATCACCAAGTGGAACAATATCCTGATCAGGAACAATGTACATTTCCACACCGTTGTACTTATCATAAGTGATGATATCACCATGACCAAACTCACGACGTGAAATTTTGATTTTGAAGGTTGTGCCATCAATACCCTTAGTCTCATTTGCAGACTCAATGTCCTCAATGATGTAAGGAAGGTCTTGTACAACTGGGGTCTGCCACTTGTACTCACCTCTTGCGTTGTCAACCATGATCACATTCTTACCACCAAAGCTAGACATTTGGTAAAGAGGCATTTCGACTTTTTGTGCCATTGCCCACAGATCCACTGGACCCATGTCCATTGGTTCTGCATTCTTCAACATGTTAACTAAGTGGTATGAATCTACGTGTGAACTAGCTGCGTAGTTGGTATCTCGTAGAAATATACCATTATTTAAAACTGGAGTTGCCATTTTAACTTAAATTATAAAAGGTTAATTAATTAGCGTTTAAAAAAGTTGTTGTTACGTTTAATAGTTCTTTGCTTCACTTCCTCTTTCTCTACAATAGGAGAACCTGTGCTTCTTCTTGCTTCTTCTGTCTTCAGCATACGGGCAGTTTTTTCAACCTGTACTTTCTGAGCTTGATCCATGATTCTACTTCTGTAAGAATCTGGGTCCGCTAGCAACCAAAGAGCTTCTGCAATCAAACCGTGGTTAGGTTCTACATATTGGTATTTTTCCAACAAGTGACCTAGTAAGTTAGTGGGTCTACCACTAATGCTGGGATATGATGGCTGCACCAAACCGCCATACAACATTTCTTGTGTTTTGCGATCTAGTTTCAAACCATTAAGTTCACCAGGAGCAATAGTATTATATACATTTTGCATATAAGCCTGTGCTTGTGCAGCTTGTTGTTTTTTCATCTGCTCTTGTTGTGCAAGTTTTTGCTGCACAACTTTAGCTTGCATTGCATCCAACTTTGGTTTGAACTTGTTAGCCTTAGCTTCAAGGTCACCTCTATCCTTCCAGCTATCAATTTCTTCCTGAATTTCATCAGGAGAACCAAAGTTTGTAGCTGATAGATATTCTCTTACAATCCTTTCTTGATGATTTGGCTCATTAGGATCTAGCTCAAAGGTTTCCTCCACATGTGACAAAACTTTAAACAGTCCCTTGAGATCCTGACCACCATCAGCTACATATTTAGCAGCTACTTGCAGTTCTTCAGGAAGTGATTCAAAGAACTCAGCAGGAGTAGATTGTCTTATTGTATTCTCTCTTTCTTCAAAGTTTGCTTCTAAAAGTTCTTCAAAGTCATTGAGAGTGTAATCTTCAATAGGCTTATCATCATCAAATGGAACAATCTTACCAGCATCAATTAGTTTTTTAACTAGTTCTACTGTACCATCTTTTGCAACCTTAGCACGTCCAGGAGTTTTCTTAGGTTCATCATCACTAGATTGTAAACCTAATGATGCATCTTCTGGGTCCAGGTCTTTAAGTACATCAGCAAGGTCTGCTGCATCCTTATCTTTATTTTCACTAGAGTCATCTGCAGACCCCGGTTTTTCAATAAAAGATAAATCCGGTTTGCCTGCAGAAAATACATTTTGTTTCTTTTCTTCTGGGAGCATTACGCTCTCAGCTCCAGGCATACCAAGTATGTTGTCCAGGTCTAAATCAACCTGCTCAACAACGGTATTATCTTGTGTGTTACTCATATTTTTTGTTGGTTTAATTAAAATCTACACTAGTAATATACGCAAATATATATACCTAAACTTTAAAAATTTTTTGCTTTAGGTAAATAAAGCGGAGAATATAGCTACTTCTTCTTCTTTTTATCCTTTTCATCTGTTTTATTAGGTACATCAAACCTGTTTTTATTCTCCTGTGCAACACGAAGCTGTGTATTTGCTATCTCTCTTTGAGCATTTATCTTCTCTCTTTCAACATTCAGCTTCTCTCTAGATGTCATAATCTTATTAGCTTCCTTCTCTCTATTGAGATCCATAGTGCTCTGATAGTTTTCAGACTTCTGGATTTGATCCAAAGCATCCATATAATCAGACTGCATATTCTCATTAATATCTTGCATAGCACCATATCCGGCAGATCTGATTTGAGCAATAAGAATATCTGCTTGTCTATCCTTATCTTTTTCAGATGCTTGGAACTCTAGCTTGAGTTGTTCTTCCTGCTGCTTAGCTTGAATCATTTGCTCTTGCATTTGCTGCTGTTGCTGCATTTCTTGCTGTCTAACTGCATCCGATTTCTTCTCTGCTGCTTTGAGTATGTGCGTAACTTCTGAAATAGAATCAGACTTAATAATATTACCCAAATCGTAGATACTAGCGCCAGAAGTATTATTGCTAAGAGCAAGCTGCTTAAGCTGTTCAAGAATAGCTCTCTGGTTTGCTTTAGTAGTAGCAAACACATTAATATCACGGAGCAAGAAATCAGTACCATTTATCTCAAAGTTTTTTCTTTCATCAAGAGAGGTTATGTAATTAAGTCTTGCAGATGGTTTTGTAGAGTGATAATGCTGAGCCAAGTCAGTTCTCATTTGATGCACTCTAGGCATTAAGTAATCACAGTGCTGAATAAAGTATGTTTCAGTCTGAGCATAACTAGCATTGATAGATTGCTCTACACCTGTAGCTGTTTGTCTAGTAATTTCCTGACCCAAGCGCTGTGGGGTAATGCCAATTACCTCAAATGCTTGCTGCTTAAAGTACTGAGCTAACTGAATCCTAGACATCAAACGCTCAGTCTGTGACATATCCAGTTTCTGGAAATGGTTAAAGTTTAGAGCATTCTCAGTGTTAGTAATAGACGTATCCAGAGGTAGCATCTGGAAGTTCTTCATTGCCACATATGCTTTAGCAAAGTTACCCTTTCCCCAGTCCTCACCCAGTGAGTGTCTTGGCAAAGAGTTTTGATCGAGCATAATAACAGTTCCTAACTCATCTACCAGGATATCCTGAATCTGGTTATTTACAATATTATAGGCAAGCTGGAAAGGTTTCATCAAGTCAACAAGAGACCTTGAGTAAGTATTCCTATCAGAGAATACAGAACCTTCTACAGGAAGTTTACATCCATAGAGTGAATTGTCACCTTTAAATTGAAACTTAAGTGGTCCAATATGATTTTGATTTACACCTAAGTAGATAGGAGTAATACCACCAGGGTTATTTGTACCCCAGAATGTAGGTCTATTTGGGCCAATCTTTACACCACCCCAAACCTGGTTAATCCAGATCCAATCAATGTGCTCACCAAATATAAGCGTGTGCTTAGTTTTATTTTTTATAAGTGAGGTGTTGTACTCAGGTTTATCAGTAATTGTATAGTCTTCATCAACAATCTCTGTAATAACATCACCAGATAATGTAATCTTGGTAAGATGTCCTACACGTCTTTGTGACTTCCAATACACTGTAGTAACACGGAGAAGGTTGGACATACCCATGTCTAGGTAGTCTTCATTCTCCATCATAATCCAGTTTACAATATCACCTCCATATTGAGCACTGTCCCACATAGAGGTAAACTGTCTGTAGCCAAGTGACGGCATGTTTGTATTCCATGCATGTGACTTAGTACCATCATAGTATGCACCATCATTTTGATAACCCTGAATAGGATAACCAGCAGATCTTACCGGGTAGATAAGTTCTATTGCTTCCATTTGCTTATCTGTCATCAACCAACCATACTTGTCAATGACATCAGCAACAGTCATCATATCATATTTACCAACCCAGTTACCATCAGAAATATATCTAGTCTCTGGAGCTTTTTGGTAGAATGTTAAAACAGGATTCCACAACTCTACATCATAGTCATCCTCCATCATTTTAAAATGCCAGAATTCTCTATCAGCAATAAGAAGATCACGGAAACCACGCTCCTCTAACTCATCTATATGAAAACGTTCAGTATCAACTCTATGCTGATGTTCCGCCCACTGCTCAATCATTGAGCGGTAGTCTTTCTGATAAAAAGCTTCAATTTCAGGTAGACTTCTTAAAGATTCTGGAGATGTTTGTTCCTGAAACTCAGGGCTTTCTGGGTCTGCACCCATCATTATCAATCTCTCAGTAATCTTTCTTTTAGCATCAGTAACAAGTAATTCTTCAACTTCAGCTTTCTTTTGCTCCAACATTTCATTGTAGGAGTATTCATCTACGGCACCATAAGTTACTCTAGTAACTCTTTTAGAAAATTCAGAAGTAAGAGTATTAACTACATTAGGGATAATAGGATAAAACTTAAGTTCTAATGCAGACACATCCTCCTTTGTAAGAGTATCAATTAAATCAGCATACTCATTATCTTCCTCAATTACATAGTCTGTTCTATCAATAATACCTTTAGCAAGTTTGTAGTTCTTCATAAGGCGCCTAGCATTTCTGCGCACCATCTTCAACCCTTGCCACTCCAGCCAGTCTAAACACCAAGCTGCCCAATCTTCATCTTTTTTAGATCTAGGTAAAAATTGTATAGGCTGATTGAGAGTACCCATTTTGTTGTACTCTGTCTTGGCACCTGCCTTAACTTGTAGGGCGTTATATACTTGCATATTATCTTAAATTTCTAAACGGTTGTTTTGGAACCTTCATGCCAAAAGTATTACCAGATCCACCAATATGGCGAAATGGGCTCCTAATTAATTTACTGAATTTATTGGAGTTATCCAACTTTTTTACATTCTCGGTTTCCTCATATCTCTTTTTATATCCCCTATTTGCCTGCTGTACTCTAGCAAAGGCAATCAATGCTGCAAATGATACAAGTCTATCCACGTTTACTCCATCTCTATACTCAATCATTTCTTTTAAAAGCATAGGGTCTGGTATCCTTTCTATACCATAAGTAGTTCTTACAATTTTACCTTCTGATGTAACTTCCTGGTCTAGCTCTTCTGTCAAGAAATCAATAGCGTAACTAATCATGTGACTCTTAAACAGGGTACCTGTATTTCTCCATCCGTATTCCTGATAAACATTGGCATTAGCTCCTATATCTTTTAGGAATAATATCTGAGATCTAGGTACCAAGTATCTCTGCTTTTTTCTATCAATCATGTAGGTGATAAACTGCGGGATGTTATTTTCAACTATTGTCCACGCATTATACCACTCTATAATCATTTCAAGTCTCTCATGTGTCTTTTTAATATCATCAAAACGACCACACCAAGCAGCTACAATTTTGTCTCTTTCTATATAAGTCTGTATCTCGGAACCATTGTTTTTAGTTACCTCAACTGGAGTTTTGTAAACATAAATAGAACACAGTGATTCTGAGGTAGTTGTCTTACCTTCTGACACGGGGTCAATAGAAGCATAGTACATACCAAACTCAGGATCCTTTACAGGTCTTTCCCATACCACCAGTGTACCTGTTTTATCCTCGGTATTTTTAGTAACCGGGAACTCCATGATAGGCATCTTATTAGTAGTCTGTACATCAACCCCACCCTGTATATTTCTGTATATATCTAGAAACTCATAAGGATATTCTTTATCATCTATTCTATGCATTTGACCTGTGACCAAATGTGAAGGGAATAAAGACAGGGTTCTAAAGTCAAATGCTTCTTTTACATTTCTAGGGTGCTGAGATATACGAAGCTGGTACTCCTGAGGATCTAGTTCTTTTTTCCATTTGGCGAATAACTCATCAAGTGCTTTAAGTGCTTCAGGAACCTGTGAATTACCATACTTATCTACATAAGGTGGCATTGACCATTGTTCTGGTATAAATAATCCAGTAGTACCAATAGTCCCTTTATCATCAATTAATACAGATGGTACAGCGTATATATCATTTGCTTCCGGGTGTAGAATCAGCTTTTTAAGTGGATCACACTGACTCAAGTCACCGACAGAACCAGCTGCTATAAAAGTACCTGTAGTAATCATACCGGATCTAAGAGCTGGTCTCAGGTATTCATAGGTCTGATTCATCTTAGGAGCAATACCAGCTTCCTCGTGAAAGAAGTATTTAGTAGGACCACCGACACCTGTTGTAGGGCTTTTCTCAAAAGACATTGCCTGAATTACACCCTTTAAACCTATCTCAGTCTTTCTCTTCTGTCCACCAACAAAGTTTGATATCTCAATCTTCTGCTGCCAGAACATTGTTTTGTTGGGGTTCATGGGTCTATACCAAGCTGTGTGTTTATTCAAGAATGACTCGTATTCATTCAAGAACTTCCAGCTACCCTTTTCATTGATATAATCCTTGAGGCTAGCTCCCATCTTTAGGGTAACCCCTTCCTCAAACCATATCTGGTTTATGAGTTTACCACAATGGAAATAAGAGCTAGCAATCTGACGTTTCTTTAGAATAGCACAGTGCTTATAGTCTAGTTCTGCAAGTATCTCATAAAGAGCCATGTGGTATTGAGCATCTCTTACATCAGCAAATCCGTACTTCTGTGTTTCCTTATTAAAGATTGGAAGGAAGTTTAACCACATGTAGTAGTCACGGGTAATATACCAAGCTTTGGTGCCTGATTTATATATCACACCCTTTCTACACTTTTCTTTTTCTGTATCCCAGTATTTTATAAAGTCTTTAGTTCCAGATGGTGCTGTACAATAAATTCCGTTTTTATTAAACAGTCGTGCTTGTTCATTAAACAATTTAGATGTTTCATCAAATTCATATTCCCCAGGTTCTTTAAAGATTGACAAGCAGAATTCATAGAAGTCTTTTCTACTTTCAAAATCTGTGTAGCTCCATTCTCCATCGCTGTAAGTGGGTATATGTTCGTAGATTTCAGTACTCATTTAATAGCTTGAGTATTTCATTTAGAGCCTCATGTCTATGATTCTCTGTAAGAACTATCTTATTTACAAATGCTGACTTTTCAATTTTAGGAATATCGTGAATAGCAGAGTCACTTTTTATCTTAAGGTCAATCTGCTGTAGATCACCTGTAAATATCATAATAGAACCCTTACCCAATCTACCTACACACATTTGTAGTTGTGCCTTGGTTAGATTCTGGAACTCATCTATTATACATACGGCATTCTCAAAGGTTCTTCCTCTAAAGTGACTTAGAGATACAAGTTCTATGTGACCCTCTTCTTCCATCTTGTTTAGGATATCAGGTTTGTCATAGACCTTTCTCATGTTAGACTTAATCGGAACTAACCAGGGTTCCATTTTTTCCTTCTCAGAACCAGGAAGAAACCCATTATCCTCAGTAGAAACTGTAGGTCTGGTTATAATAATCTTATTTACTCTTCTCTTAAAGTAAAGATCTAGTGCTATCTGTACGGCAACTAGAGTCTTACCACTACCAGCATACCCAATAAGAAAATTATAAGGTGTGCTGATAATCAGTTCTTTAGCTTTTTTCTGCTCTTCTGAAAGAGTAATTGAGAACTTGATCTCTCCTTTTGGGGGTGTCTTTTCGATGTTTGTCTTAGCCATACTATAAAGATAGCGGTTATCCTACGTTCTCAAAAAACTTCTTTACTAAAAATCCAAGAAGATAACTGTAAGGTTCATCAGTGTCTGCATTATGTGGCGTACCTATTCTATCAAAGGTAAACATTGCAGCATGTGATAATTCATGAATTAGCGTAGCCATATCATTGGCATCGTTTTTATCAAACTTATTTATCTTTATACTAATCACTCCATTATCATGCATCACTGTTTTAGCAAGATTAGTTTTCTTCATGTTTATGAAGTGCTCCATGTAATAGCCTAATTCAGGATCTTCTGCAGAATATAAAACATGGGCTTCAATAAGAGATATAACAAGATCTTCGTTATCCTGATTTATACTAATTAGAAACTGGCAGTTATACAGTTCTGCATCGATTACAAAAAACTTACCTCTATAACTGGTCGTATGCAAGACCTTGTCCTCCTCTGACTTGACTTTTTTGTTCATCCTGGAGGTCTTTGTAGGCACCTTTGTAGCTCTCGCGGATTTGTTGGAATTTTGCTGCTGCGCTGACGAGTGAATTGATATTGCCATCTCTACCGTGTGTTATTTCAGTTTTTTCCATGTAAGTAGCTAGTTTATCAAGCATTTGCTTGATCCCTTTGTATGCTCTGGACGTAGGTGTCTCATACATATCAGAGCAAAACTTAATTGCTCCTATTATATCTGCATCATCGGTAGAAAACTCAGCATCTATTTCAGCTAGGATTATCTCTTCTTTGTCTACCTCAGATAAATTAAAGAACGGGTTTGTATCTGGGTTCGGACATGTCATATAAAATATATACTGATAAATCTTAAGGTAATCATCCGGGTGATTATCCATTATCTTCTTTAAGGTCGTAAGAGTATAACAATGTTCTGTTGGTATAACTATCCCGTTCTGTATGTCAAATAACTTTACAATCATTTTCTGTCTAAGCTTATATTCTTACAAAATCTTATCTC